CTTCCAGTTATTACGAATCCATGCAGGTAACCATGTAGTCAAACAATCTTTTGAATATTTAGAATCTGTGAATATCTTTAGATCAATTTCATTCACAGGAAACGATTCTGCTGCTTTGACAGATTCAGTGATAGCCATTAATTCTGCTCGCTGATTTGTTTGAATGTCTGTTTCAGGAACTCTCCCTGCATTCGACTTGTCTTTGTGATCTGGAAAATAGAACGCCCATGAAGCTTTTGCTCCTGACTTGCCATTTTTAGAACATGCTCCATCAGTATAAACTTCAATCTTCATACTGCTTTATTACTGGTTTGTGTGTATAAGTTGGCATCCGTTTTACAATACACCGACTTTGAATTGCAGGTTGGATAGTTGTTGGATCTTCAACATGAAACCATACTCTGCATTTAAAAGATCGTTCTTCTAAAGATCTACGAATCATTTGTTGACATGAAAAAGTTAAGAACTCTGAGTGATACACCAATAAAATCCGGATTCTTTGTGATTGTTTAGCAGGAACCTGTGATATCCAATTATAAAACCATGGAGCAAATGTCTCAACTGAATTAATTTCTGCAGCATCTACTTCTGCGTATTCACATGTATCTCCGTGTATTTTTTTGTATTCCATCCACACCTTTTGAGTCTCTATATCGTTAAGAGGTTCAAAAAGTATATAATGTGGTGGAGGATATGCTAACATTATTAGTTATTCTCTAACTACCAGTAGATGGTAAAATTTTCTTAATAGGAATTTCGGTAGAAACAATATACAAACTATTCTCAGTAGCCACAATGTAACACGTCTCGCACTTAAAAATGTTTTGAATAGGTGACGTATATTCATTTTCAGACTTTACCAAGTTCTTAGTATTATCGGACTGTACACCGATACAGCACTTCTTCTCAACACTATCCGTAAAATAATCTAGATAAATAGGCTTGTCACTTTCCATGGCAATCTGTGCTGCTCTCAACAAAACACTAGCAGATGGAAGACTCATTTATTTTTACGAATTGTTTGTTATGATTGAGCTTGAACGCATTTAATAGTATCCTCAATTCTGAATCTTGATCGCATGCATAAACTTGGAAGTTCAGGTCTAGGAATCTCAAGAACAGAAACGAGTCCCAATCTAACAATTTCTTTTAAAGCTTTGGCAGTAGGAGGAAGAACTTTCGAACTCTCAAAGAGGAAATCAACATATTGAGTTGCGTTCTCTTCTGTCTGTTCGGTTCTTACTTGTTTGGCTGTTTCTTTCAGATCATTAATAATATTCTGAAATGTTAATGCCATAAACTCTTCTGACACAAGTTCACGAACATAAAGTTGTGTGACAAACTTCGCATACCCTCGGCGCTTATCCTTCTGCTTCATCCACACAATAACCTTCTCATCGAATCCTTCCTCAGTAGATACTGGAAACGTCAAAGTATCATTGATATCATACAACTTAGGAAACATAGTGAGTTGGACTAGAATATCGTCTTTTACATCAGGAACAGCCTCTACCAATTTCACAGCACAATCCGCCATAATACCACAAAACATACTTTCTGTGATTGATTTATTGAATAGTAAAGCAGAAATACGTAACCTAAAATCTTGGTCTCGATTATTGATTATCTTAATTGCCTCATTAGAAAGTTCATTGATATTTGATTTAGAAAGTTTGTTTAGAATCCCCATAACTTCACAATATTCAGGATCAGCTCTATCTTTGATCTTACTTACATAAGTACTCAATGACTTCATACGCCAGTTATCATTATCGTGACGTTGTCTAGCATGTCGAGGTGGTGGACGGAAAGGTTTGTAAGTTACAGGTGTAATACGCAACTTTGCGATATTATCTTGAACGCTTCTTGGAAGCGCTAATTTGGTTGCAAAACGAACCGAATAAATTTGTGAAACAGTTAGGCTCATTTGTATATGTTGAGAATCTTTCTAGTAAGTCGAAAACGAATCCGTTTCACATCTACATCAAACTATCCTAGTGATATTATAAAATGGGATCAGATATAGACACCACAAAACTCCAATATTCTTGGATTCTGTGGTATCATGACCCAGACAATAGAGATTATTCTCTGGAAAGTTATGTCAAAATTGCGGATGTTTCAACACCGCAACAATTCTGGACAATTGTTGATTCAATTTCTAAAGAAGCTTGGGAATCTGGAATGTTCTTCTTTATGAGACGCGGATTCAAACCTTTATGGGACGCTCCTGAAAATGAAGCAGGAGGTGCATGGTCGAAAAAGATTGAAGCTTCTGTCGCTCATACTACATTCGTAGATTTAATGGTTAATTGTATCGCAAACGAGTTTCTAATTCATCGTAAGGAAACTCTTGTTGGTATTACCATTTCTCCTAAAGGCCCTGCTTCAATCATAAAAATTTGGAATACAACTACTACTGTGTCAGAAAACGCAAATATTAATCCTGAAATGTCTGGATTTAAAGTTGGAGATGATGTTACGTATACAGCCCATAAAGCAAGACCTAAGTAAATATAATGCAGTTAGTAATCGATATCAATAAAGAAAAAATAATAGGTTTATTAGAATCTAGAACCAGAGAACTAATAACATTTTTGTACGGTTGGATAACAACTGATGGTGAAATTTTAGGATATATTTTAGGAGTCATACATTTTATGATAGCAGTCCTAATTTTTATGGTTCTTTTTATTTCACACACAATATACCCTGCATTATGGCTGCAAGGCGTTGTGTTATTCTGTATGATTTTAATATGGATTCAACATGTTATTCTTAAAGTTTGTATATCGATTGTAGCGGAAGAAAAGTTGACAAATGGTCGAGCACCTTTCTTCAGCATAGTGAATGGTATAAGTAATATGTTTAAAATACCACTTGATAGATTTATTGAAAATCTGTTAGTTGCAGAAACCATATCAGTTGCATGTTTTACTTTAGCGTTTATTGGTAGGATTTCTTTGTTTATTCATGAAAGATATCTAAGTTGAACAAGGCATCAAACATAGTTTAATTTCACCGAGATTAGCAACTACATAACGAATCATTAGAAACCAATCATTCTTCATATGAATTTCTAAATTGTTACAAAGATTTGTACACTTAGTAAAAAGAACCAAATGAGGTAATGAAAAGTTTCCTGTTACAATTTCGTCTGTTGCTTTCTTTTCAATACTAAACTCATTCTCTGAATCTCCCATAATAGTTGTTCTTGAAGCAAAATGTCCTTTACATCCAAAAGTCAATGATGTTCCTACATTTTTGATGTCTACGGTTTTAGCACCCAATAAAGTCATATCTCTACAAATCTTCTGGAAATCCATTGAAGGCATCGTGATATGAGTAGAAAATTCAGTTTCAGGTAATTGAATATCAGGTTCATCTCTATCCAACAAATTAAGTTTATAGCGAGTCACCTGTTTCTTTTCACCATCTTCAAGCAAGATACCCAACGAATTAGAATCAGTCTTATCCACATAAAAAGTTATTGTATCATCATTTGTAGCTGTTCGAACAATCCGATACAAATGATCGGTATTAACTCCAATAACAAATTTAGGAGTATCATGATTATAAGCGAATTTTTCAAACTTTTCTGCATGAAGTCTTAGATGAACCAAAACAGTTCGAGTATTATCCATAGCAACCATACGAATACCAGTTGAATCAAAGATTAAACTCATTTCAACCAGGATACATTTCAAAGCTTCCTTTAAAGTTCTGATTGCTCCAGTTTGAACTGTTTTTGCCTCAACGATATACTCAGGCATTTTACATTGTTAAATTGAATGCGTTTAAACTTTGTTTCTCATAGTCTGACTTTTCTTCTTTGAAACAATCCGTCCTGCCTTATTATATGCTAGTTGGTCTTTCGTAAGACCCCCAGAAGTCTTCACTGCAGTTCCGTGCATTACTTGGGCTCTTGATCCAATAACTCTCTGAGTTTTATGGTTAGGCATTTATCTGTTAAACACAGTTTTTTCTACTTCCTTACTCCATATTCCAACAACTAAACTTGCTTTAATAACTGATCCAGAATTATCACTATGACCGTCAACTTGAGAACATATGCATGGGTATAAACAAAACCAAGTATCTTTACTCATAGCACTATTCCAACTAACATCTGCCGCCCAAAATATTTGTTTGGAAGGTTGTAAGTAAAACATCTTTTTATGTTTATTTAAGTATGTCATCCTATTAGCTAATAAAGTATCAATATAAGACTCATTAACTAAATATGCACCTGCATTAGAAGCTGAATAAATTCGTGGAAATTCATAAGTACCATACCATCCACATAGCATAATAACATCCCATTTAGGTTGTTGAACTAAATCACATAGTTGATTATAAGCTGGTTGGAAATCTAACCATTGTAAATCATCTTCGAGAATAAGAATATTTTTCCATCCATTTTGTTTAGCTAATTGAAGAACAGCAGTATGACTTGAAAGAATTCCAATCTGAGTAATTCTACGTTTAATAGCAGGAAATCTGACAATCTTATCTTCAGGTATTTGACCCTTTTCAAAAAATGCTTTCATAATATCTCGACGATCTTGACGTTCATCTAAATTTATATAAATCACTTTATCTACAAACTCCCACATTTATTAATACGATTGATTTTGGATTTCCAAATTCAATTGTATTATTTTTTAAAGTTCCTAATTAATTGTTATCCAAATGCGAAATATATTACGCTTAGTTGGAGTATGCGAGACCACCCATACCGGACATCACACGGAGCACGATGTAGTTGAGAGCATACACACGCACCTGAGCGGTATTCAAGTTACCCACAGTTCCCACGGACACAGTTAGCTGTAGAGTAGCCTTGTCGATACGAGAGAAGTTGCAAGTACCAGAAGGCTGGTGCTCCTCAGGGCGGAGAGCAAAGGAGTAGCAGTTGATACCAGTGGAAGGAGTACGGCTGTGGTGCTGGTAAGGCTGCACCTTGTCGAAATAAGATCCCTCACGCTCAGTGAATCGGTCCTGGCCGTTGAGCTGGATCTTAGCTACTTCCACAGGGTTCTGGCCTTCGCAACGCACACCAGACTGCAAGATCACCTTGGAGAGTAGGAAAGGTAGTA